TTACATACGCATCTTGGGGCTGGCATGTCCTGCCTGTCGTGCCCAATGGCAAGGTGCCTGCCACTCAGCATGGGGTGAAGGACGCCACCACAGACCCTGAGCAGATTGCCAGGTGGTGGGCACAGAATCCAGACTTCAACATCGGCATCGCGGCCGGAGAGCGATCCGGCATCGTGGTCTTTGATGTGGACCCCAGGAATGGCGGCGACGCCTCCTGGACAATGTGGCTGCAAACCAATGGCAAGACGCCAGACGGTGCCATGCAGATGACCGCAGGCGGCGGCGAACATCACATCGGCATTTACCACCCAGAGATCAGGTCGTGCAAGCTGTCCGAGGGCGTTGACCTGCTGGCCGATGGCCGGTACTTCGTGGCCTTCCCATCCAGCATTGAAGGGCGCAGTTACCAGTGGGAGGCGTCGTCCGACCCGTTTGATGGCATCGCACCGTTCAGTATCCCTGAAGTCTGGATGCAGTCCTACAGGGCCATGCGCAAACCAGATAACCGCCAGGTGGCCAGCACTGGCGGTGGCCTGATTCAAGGCAGCCGAAACAACGGTCTGACAGCCCTGGGCGGCGCAATGAGGCGCTACGGTATGACAGAGGCCGAGATCATGGCGGCGCTGTCGATTGCCAACGAGACCCGCTGCGAGATACCGCTTCCGTCCTCTGAGCTGTCCCAGATCGTCAAGTCTGTCTGCCGGTACGAGCCTGAGTCTGATGTGGCAGCATCCACCAGCATTGGCAGCGATGCAGCAGAGGCAATCCTGGCGGCCACCAGTGCTGAGGTGCAGGAATACTACTTCACCAGGGCAACGTCTTACCTTGGACAGCCAGCTCCACTGCGGTGGATCATTAAGGGCTGGATTCCAGACAGCGGCGTCACAATGGTCTACGGCGAGTCAGGCTCGGGAAAGACCTTCATCACGCTGGACATGGCCTGCCACATTGCTGCTGGCCTGCAGTGGCATGAACACAAGACCAAGCCTGGACTGGTGGTCTACATGGCCGGAGAGGGCAACTATGGCCTGCGCCAGCGGGTTACCGCCTGGTGCAAGACGCACGGTGTCCAGAATCTGGACAACCTGCTGATCTCAAACAAGGCCATCGACATTGACAGCCCAGCCGCTGCAGCACAGATCATCAACGCAGTTCGAGAGATCACCCAGGACGATGCGGTGGCCATCTTCATAGACACTGTAAATAATCACATGTCAGGAGACGAGAACAGCGCCAAGGACACCCGCAACATGCTCAACGCCTGCAACATTGTGGCTAGGGCGCTGAGCGCCAGCGTGTGCCTCAATCACCACACAGGGCACGCAGTTGAGTCCAAGCAGCGAGCGCGAGGATCAAGCGCCTGGAAGGCCTCTCTTGACGCCTCCATCTTGGTGACCAAGAGCGACTACAGCATCGAGATTTCCTGCACCAAGATGAAGGATGCAGAGCCTCCGAAACCGTTCTTCGGCAAGCTGCAGACCGTGCCGCTGGGGTGGATTGACGAGGACGGAGAGGAGATTAAAGGCGCAGTATTTGTGATTGAAGAAAATGCGCCTGAGCAAAAACCGAAAAAAGAATCTGAGATTCAAAAAGATATTCGGAAATTCACAAATGCGTGGTGGGCCGCTGGCGCAGAGGACCGCGAAAAAATGCCTTATCTGTCTCGCAGTGCGCTGCTTCAATATCTCACGACGAATGAAGGACTGACAGAATCGACTGCAAAAACATACGCTCAGGAAAGCAAAAAAGGCAGGCTGATTTATAACCTGCTGAATGCTCAGATTATCGTGGCGCATGAGCATGGATGGATGGTTTCGGACAACGCAACTGCAGCAACTTTGATGGTTCGCAGGGCAGAAAAGTAGGGTGGGACAAATGGGACAAGACAGGACAAAGTGGGACAAGTGTCCCGAGGACAAGGCGTCGGCAGCCTGGGACAGGACAGGACACACACCTTTAGGGTGTGTCCCATTGTCCCAGCAACGATGTGGCGAAAATTGACCTAGAAGGAGGCAACCTGTGGATAAGTGCAAGACCTGCGGATCAGATCAGCTTAAGATCGGCATCACCAACATCGCGTCCGGTGCGACCGTATATCCGATCTACTGCGCAGCGTGCGGAGAGGTATTCACAAAATATGTGAAGAAAAGAATTGCGCAAGAATATGCGCGAGAAAATGGACCGCTGCAATATGTGAAAACTAAAACAGCGGAATATATCGAGAAAAAACAAATCCAGATTAAATGCGAAGTGTGCGATGCGAATGAAGCTGAACTACATCACTGGGCACCGCAGTATTTATTCGGCGAGGAAGCAGACCAATGGCCCGTTGGTTATCTTTGCCGAGCATGCCATCGCAAGTGGCATGATCTTGTGACACCCAACATGAGCAACAGAACATGACAGAACAGACCAACGTCAAAGTAATGCTGGCCGGACGCGAGGCAAGGTACGGCAGCTTCCAGGGCCATGCCGAAATCAGTCAGGTGATCAAGCAGGTCATGCACTCGGCTGCCAAGGCCAGGAACAAGGAACTGGACTCGGACCAGTTGGAAGCCCTGGACATGATCGCCCACAAGATCGCGCGCATCCTCAACGGCGATCCAAACTATGCCGACAACTGGATCGACATCGCAGGCTATGCCACCCTGGTGGCAAACCGGCTCGAAAAAGGAGAGAATGCAGCATGACCACGAAAACACACAAAGCAAAGACTGGCGCAAAGAAGCCAGTTAGAAGGCACGAGAACAAGGCCGAGTTGATCGGTCTGGTGCTCTCCGGAATGCGTAACGGTCTGAGCGCCTTCAAGGCCTGCGAGGCCGCTGGTTTGTCGCAAAGCACTTTCAACCTGTGGGTCAATGAGGACGCAGAACTGGCCGCAGAATACGCGCGCGCGAGGGAAGACCTGATTGAGCGCATTGCCAACGAGGTGATCGAGTTGAGCGATGCAGATGTCGGAATGCAGCCAGACGGCAAGAAAGACTGGGCAGCGGTGCAGAAGCACAAGCTGCAGGTCGATACCCGCAAATGGCTGCTGTCAAAGCTGGCCCCGAAGAAGTACGGCGAGAAGATCGAAGTTTCTGGCGATCCTGCCAATCCGCTGGTTCAACGCATTGAGCGCGTGATCGTCAAGACATGAGCGTTCTACAGCTTGCAACCCCCGAATGGGCACTGCCACTGCTGGAGGCCAGCCGTTACAAAGGCGCTTGGGGTGGCCGAGGCTCTGGCAAGTCCCACATGTTTGCCGAGCTGATGATCGAGGCCCACATCATGGACCAGAAACGGCGCAGCGTCTGCGTGCGCGAGGTCCAGAAGTCGCTGGCGCAGTCGGTCAAGCGCCTGCTTGAGACCAAGATAGAGCAGATGAACGCTGGCGCTTACTTCGAGGTCCAGGAAGCCGTCATCAAGTCAAAGAAGGGCGACGGCATGATCATCTTTCAGGGCATGCAGAACCACACAGCCGACTCGATCAAGTCGCTCGAGGGCTACGACTGCGCCTGGGTGGAAGAAGCCCAGAGCCTCAGCCAAACCAGCCTGGACCTGCTGCGGCCAACCATCCGCAAGCCCCAGTCCGAGCTGTGGTTCACATGGAACCCGCGCCAGCAGACCGATCCGGTCGATCACCTGTTGCGCGGCCCGACGCCTCCGAAGGACGCCACCGTCCTGAAGGTCAACTTCACCGATAACCCTTGGTTCCCAGACGTTCTGCGCGACGAGATGGAGTACGACAAGCGGCGAGATCCGGACAAGTACTCTCACGTTTGGATGGGCCAGTACCTGACCAACAGCAGCGCCAGGGTCTTCAAGAACTGGAAGATCGACGAGTTCGAGGCACCTCGAGACGCCATCCACCGCCTTGGCGCAGACTGGGGCTTTGCCATCGATCCGACCGTGCTGGTGCGCTGCCACATCATTGGCCGCACCCTCTACATCGACCACGAAGCCTACATGGTGGGCTGCGAGATCGTGAACACTCCCGAACTGTTCATGACCGTGCCCGAGTCCGAGAAGTGGCCCATCGTCGCCGACTCGGCCAGGCCGGAGACCATCAGCCACATGAAGAAGAACGGCTTTCCGAAGATCATGACGGCGGTCAAAGGCCCGAAGTCGGTCGAGGAAGGCATCGAGTTCCTGAAGAACTACGACATCGTGGTTCACCCACGCTGCATCCACACGATTGACGAGCTGACCCTTTACAGTTATAAGCAAGACCCACTGACAGGTAAGATTCTGCCGATCCTGGAGGACAAGAAAAACCACGTCATCGACGCCTTGCGATACGCCTGCGAGGCGGTGCGGAGGTCCAGTGCGGCCAAGCCTGCCGTCTTCACGCCTTTGCCAAACGTAAAGAAGTGGTGAGACAATCGCACAAATTGAGGAACTAATTATGGCCAGAATCTCCAACGACCAGCGCCTTGCCAATCTTCACACAGAAGCCTTGGCGCAGTTCGACGATGTTCAGAGCGCACTGCGCGATGAGCGCCTGCAGTGCCTGCAGGATCGGCGCTTCTACAGCCTGGCAGGCAGTCAGTGGGAAGGCCCACTCTGGGACCAGTACGAGAACAAGCCGAAGTTCGAGGTCAACAAGATCATGCTGGCCGTGATCCGAGTGGTCAACGAGTACCGCAACAACCGGATCACGGTGGACTTCGTGTCCAAGGATGGCACCGAGAACGACAAGCTGGCCGAGGTCTGTGACGGTCTCTACCGTGCCGACGAGCAGGCATCAGTCGCAGACGAGGCCTACGACAACGCCTTTGAGGAGGCGGTTGGAGGTGGCATCGGAGCCTGGCGTCTGCGCACCGTCTACGAGGACGAGGAAGACCCAGAGGACGACCGGCAGCGCATTCGCATCGAGCCGATCTTCGACGCTGACAGCTCGGTGTTCTTCGACCTCGGTGCCAAGCGCCAGGACAAGAGCGACGCCAAGTTCTGCTTCGTCGTCACCAGCATGACCCGTCAGGCCTACAAGGATACCTGGGGCGACGACCCGACCGACTGGCCCAAGATCATCCACCAGTACGAGTTTGACTGGTGCACGCCTGATGTGGTCTACGTGGCCGAGTACTTCAAGGTCGAGGAAAAGACAGAGACCATTCGCATCTTCCAGGCCATCGACGGCACAGAGGAGCGTTACAGCCAGGCCGACTTCGCAGCCGACGAGACCCTAGAGGACACGCTGGCTGCCATCGGCACACGCGAGGTGCGGCAGAAGAAGATCAAACGCAAGCGCGTGCGCAAGTACGTCATGTCCGGTGGCCGAGTGCTTGAGGACGCTGGCTACATCGCAGGCAACTGCATTCCCATCGTCGTGGTGTACGGCAAGCGGTGGTTCGTGGACAACGTGGAACGCTGCATGGGCCACGTTCGCTTGGCCAAGGATGCCCAGCGCCTGAAGAACATGCAGCTCAGCAAGCTGGGCGAGATCAGCGCACTGTCCAGTGTCGAGAAGCCGATCCTCACGCCTGAGCAGGTGGCTGGCCACCAAGTCATGTGGTCTGAGGACAACCTTAAGGACTACCCGTATCTGCTGATCAACCCGATCACGGACCAGAACGGAAACCAGGCCGTCAGCGGTCCAGTGGCCTACACGAAAAGCCCACAAATCCCACCGGCGATGGCTGCGCTCCTGCAGATCACCGAGACCGACATGCAGGACATCTTGGGCAACCAGCAAGGCGCTGACAAGATGGTGAGCAACATCTCCGGCAAGGCTGTCGAGATGATCCAGGCCCGAGTCGATGGCCAGGCCTACATCTACATGAGCAATTTCGCTAAGGGCATGAAGCGCTGCGGCGAGATTTGGCTCTCGATGGCCCGTGACATCTACACCGAAGAAAAGCGCAAGATGAAGACGGTGGCGGCTACTGGCGAGGCTGGCATGGTCGAGCTGATGCAGCCGAGCATTGACCAAGAGACCGGCGAGGTGGTCATGCAAAACGACCTGTCCAGCGCCACCTTCGATGTGATCGCAGACGTCGGCCCGTCCAGCTCGAGCAAGCGCCAGGCGACCGTCAGGGCGCTGACCGGCATGCTGCAGATCACGCAAGACCCAGAGACCGCACAGGTGCTGACGGCAATGGCCATGATGAACATGGAGGGCGAGGGCGTCGGCGATGCAAATGCCTACTTCCGCAAGAAGCTGCTGCGCATGGGCGTGGTCGAGCCGACCGAGGACGAGGCCCAAGAACTCATGGCCGAGATGCAGGGCAAGCCCAAAGACCCGAATGCCATGTACCTCCAGGCCGCTGCCGAGGAGGCCACCGCCAAGGCGGCACAGGCCCGTGCCAACACGGTCAAGACCGTGGCCGATGCAGAACTCAGCCGTGCCAAGACACTTGAGACGCTCGGCAAGGTTGACGAGACAGCCCAAAACATGGCGCTCACAAATGCAGAGGCCGTGCAGGAGATTCTGCGTGGCCAGATCATTCAGCCTGTTGTCAGGTAAATGAAAAAGCGCGAGAATGTGATAAACGGCATCCACCCAGCCGTGTCAATGGGTGAGTTTGATGGGGTCATAGATGAAGCAAAAGGCAGTATCAGGAGATGAAAGCCAAGACGACGAGACCGTAGTTATCGAGGACGAAGGCCAAGGCTCTGAGCAAGAAACCAGCGAGTATCAATCCACTGGTGACCAGGGCGATGGACAGAATGCCGAAGATGGCGAGGGCGAGTCGGACGAGGTAATCGTCTCCATTGGTGAGGAAGCGCCACCTCCCGAAGAACAGACTCATGCGCCTGAGTGGGTGCGCGAGCTGCGTAAGACGAACCGAGAATTGCAACGTCAGAACCGAGAGCTACACAGCAAGCTGCAGACAACCGCACAGACTGAGACCAAGCCGGTCGTGCTGGGACCAAAGCCGAAGCTGGAAGATCACGACTACGACGCTGACAAATTCGAGGAGGCACTGGCTGGTTGGTTTGAGCGCAAGCGAAAAGCCGATGAGATGCAGGCCGCGCAGGAAGCTGAAGTTATGAATCAGCAGAAGGCGTGGAAGGCAAAGCTGGATGGCTACGGCAGGGCGAAAGCTGAGCTGCGAGTCAAGGATTTTGAGGATGCCGAGGCCGTGGCCCAGGAACTCTTCAACATCACCCAGCAGGGCGTGGTGCTTCAAGGTGCAGATAACCCTGCGCTCGTTATTTACGCACTCGGCAAAAATCCAAAGAAGGCAAAGGAGTTGTCCGATATCAAAGACCCCGTGAAGTTTGCCTTTGCGGTAGCGAAACTGGAGAAAGAATTGAAAGTTACCAACCGTAAGGCAGCCCCGCCACCCGAGAGAGTCGTGTCAGGAACTGGCCGAGTATCTGGGGCGGTGGACTCAACCCTCGAACGGCTGCGAGAAGAAGCGGCTCGTACTGGAAACATGACCAAGGTCATCCAGTACAAGGCGCAGAAGCGTGCAGCTTCAAAATGACATTTTTTAGGAGTTAACCATGTCCAATAGTTTCTCGAAAGAAGAGCGCGTCGCGTTTGAAGACCTCCTCGAAGGCTTCCAAGACCTGCTGGTGCTGTCGCGTCACGTGAACATCTACAACACCGACCAGACGATGATGGCTCGTACCAACGACACCATCTGGCGTCCGCAGCCTTACATCGCGCAGTCCCAGAACAGCACTCCTGGCACTCCCGTGACGTATCAGAACATGACCCAGTTGGCTGTTCCTGCAACTCTGGGTTTCAGCCAGACCGTGCCCTGGACCATGACCACCCTCGACCTGCGCGATGCGCTGCAAGAAGGTCGTCTGGGCGAGTCTGCCAAGCAGAAGCTGGCCTCCGACATCAACGTGGCGATCATGAACGTGGCGGCTGCCCAAGGCACGCTGGTTGTTCCTGTGTCCACCGCTGCCGGTGACTACGATGACGTCGCCCTGTGCGACACCATCATGAACGAGCAGGGCGTGCCTGACTACGACCGTTTCCTGGGCCTGTCCAGCCGTGACTACAACGGTCTGGCCGGTAATCTGTCCCAGGCTTCGCGTTCGTTTGGAAACCAGAAGTCGGATCGTGCTTACGAGCGCAGCTTCGTCGGTATGGTCGCTGGCTTCGACACCTACAAGTTCGACTACGCCAACCGCATCGCTGTGGCCGGTGGTGGCACGACCACCATCGACACCACTGGTGCCCAGGCTCAGTACGTGCCGCAGGCCACCTCGACCGCTGTCGGCGGCCAGATCAACGTGGACAACCGCTACCAGTCTGTCGTCGTGAACAACACGGTCGGCGTGGTTGCTGGCGATTGCTTCACCATTGACGGCATCGAGGCAGTGCATCACATCACCAAAGTGTCCACTGGCCGCCTGAAGACCTTCCGAGTCATCAGCGTGACCAACAGCACCACGATGGTGATCAGCCCTCCGATCATCGCGGCCACCGCACCGGCCACCGATGCAGAGCTGCAGTACAAGAACGTGCAACTGGTTGCCGCTTCTGCCGCTGCACCGCTGAACTGGCTGAACACTGGCGCTTCGGCGATCAACGTGTTCTGGCAGCGCGATGCTCTGGAAATCTTGCCTGGCCGCTATGCCGTCCCGTCCGATGCTGGCACCGCAGTGATGCGTGCCACCACCGACCAGGGCGTCGAGCTGGTGATGCAGAAGTTCTACGACATCGACAGCATGGTGATCAAGTACCGCCTCGACACC